GTCTAATTCACCCATTGCTCTATTTTCCTTAACAAGTGTTTGATATTTGTTAATTTCTCTATCCCATAAATCTTTAGAGTAATACCTACCATTTCCGTTTTTTACTTCAGCAGTAGCTAAAATACCCTCAACTAAAGGATTGCCACGATCAGAAAGTTTACCTTCTGAAAGGATTTTACCTGTAGGGGTAAATAGTTGAGTTTCAATTAGTAGTTTACTCATCAATTTAAACGTTTAAAGATTCATCAGGAGCAACTTTCATACTAGCTCCATTTTTCTCATCCCAAGAAGCAGCGTCCATTTCGTCTACTATTTCTTTTTTCTGGTAGGCTTTTCCAGATAATTTTTCATACATTTTTTCAACAGTAGATTTTTTCTTTTCAAGAAGTTTTACTTCCTGTTGTAATTCTTTCATTTTCTTTTTATCTACTAATTCAGATAAACTTTCGTCTTCAGCTACCATATTAATTTTTTGGTTTTTCTCATTAATGGCATTTTCAATAGCCTCAATTTGAGCTTCCATTGTAACTGTTTTACCTGCTTTTTCGATTTCAGCTAATTTAAAATCTAATGATTCTTTTTTAACAGATTTTTTTACTTTTTTATCTGCTTTTTTGTCGTCTTCCATATCTTGCTCTAAGTCAGCAATGTGGGCGGCGTCGTCTTTTTCAGCACCTTTGTAGTGTGCTTCTTTTTCTTTAGCGTCCTCAGTTTCACTGAGAAGAGTCAATAATGAGATTCTTCCTTCGTTCATTTTTACTTTTTCCATTTGATCTGATTTTGATGGTTTTAATGCTACAGCTTCATCAGTATAACCTACATCTTTAAGACCAAAAGCAGCATTATTAGTATAATAGATAGGATCTTTAGCTAAATTTTTTCTTACGATTTCTTTAATAGCTTCTAAATCCTTATCAGGGTTTTGTCTTACTTCAAAAGCAACTCCCTTTTGGAATTGGTCAAAAATAAGATTATCTTGATTTTTTTTATCTTCAGTATCATAAGCGTGAGATAAATCTTCCTCAACTTCTTTAGATACTTTTTTAGCTTCAGCTTTAACTTCTTCTTCAGCTAAGAATGAAGCAAACTTACTTTCCCAACTTAATTTAGGGGTTGATTCCATATTGTTTACAGGTTGTAAATCAACATAGTGTTCAGTAATAACTCCTCTGTCTTTAAGAGTAGCTGCTGCTTCTGTGAAGGTAGCTCCATTAAGGAAAGCATTAGGGAAAAGACGTTTTGCTTCTTTAAGGAAAACATCTTTGTGGCCTTTACCTTCTTTAATTAAATTGTATTGGGTTTGTAAAGTTTTCATTCTGCGGTTTTTAAAATACTTATAATATCATTTAAATAATCAACAATTAAATCAGTTCCGTATACAACAGCATATGATTTAGGATTTTGTTGATAATATTCTTCTGTTTCTTTTTTGGCATCATCTAATAAAGGTTGGATTTGGCCTAATAAATCACCAACTCGATCAAACCCTTGCATTCTTTTAGTATGAAATTGTTTAACACTTTCAGGTTGATAAGTAGCTTCAGGTAATTTATACTTATACATATTAACTTCTTTAAATAGTTGTTTTACTTCTAACCCTGAACCTTTGATTTTATTAGGGACTAATTTATAACCATAGTTTTTAGTATACTCACCCCCATCAGCATATTTACCTTTTTTACCTTTACTAAAAGCATTTGGGGTAGCATATTGTTCACCTGTACCTGGGGTAAAAGTAGCACCAGCAGTACCACCACCGGTCATAGAAATTTCTTCTAAAGTACTTTTAATTTGATTATATTGATCTGGGTAATTTTTTCTAAGATGAGTTCTGTATTGGTTAAATACGTCTTTTAAATCTTTAGATATTGCCTGAATGCTTTGATCGTTTCGAGCGTCATCAGTACCTAATAATTGTTTTAAAGCTTTAACAGCTTTTGACATTTGTTTTAATGAATCACCAAAAGACGCCAATTTAATAACATCATGGGTTAATGAATTGGTTTCAGGGTTAATGTCACTAGTTTTAAAATAAGTCTTTAAATCATTTGAAAAAAAATCTGTATCTTTTACAGGGCCATATCTATCCTCTAAACGTTTAAGTAAAGCCGGATCAATATCCTTAGGTTTAAGGGTAGCTTCGTTTAATGTATACTTATAATTAGCCATTTGCTTTCTGTAGTTCTTCAACAAGTGAGTAATATTGCAACAGATTGATTAAATGGTCATCATTAATTTTAGTACTTTTTCCTGCTTCTTCTAATAAACCAGATACGCTATCAATTTTAATTTGAATTGCTTTATCAGATACATTTTTATTTAATTCTAAAAGAATTGATTTAATATCAGCAATTTTAGAATTGTAAAAGTTCCTTAAAGCTGGGGTTGAATCTACTGAGTTGATAAATTCTTTAAGTACTTGTTTTTGGTTAGTACTTAAATTATCATATTTACCATTAAATCTTTCTAACAAAATACGATATGTTAAGATACGAAGGTCTTTATCGTATGATTTGAATTCTTCAATAACACTATTTTTAACTTCTTCTTTATTTACTTCTTTAGATGTTAAATGTTCTAAAAGAGTAACTTTATGGTTAATAATATGTGAAGGGTTAACCAATTTATCTTGGTTATAAATTTCCATCAATAAATAAAAAGAAGCTTGTACCTTATAATGTGGTAATTGAGTTTTAAAGAACTCATCTAAATTATAATGCTTTTTAATTTCGTTAATTAAATTATATTTTTCTCTTTTTAAAGAAGATTTATTTAATTTTTTAGAAGTTTCTAAAATTGTATTGATAGTAATTTCAGCCTTGCCTTCGGTTAATCCTACTTTTTGAAGTAAAGTTTCGTATAATTTGTATTCTTTGGATAATTCAGTTTTCACAAAGTATTTCTTCATGATATTTGTAGCTGGTGAAGGTTTACCAGACAAGGTATCAGCTGTGATTTGTCTAACCAACAGCTCGAAAAGAATACCCGTGTTTTTGTATTTTGAATGTTTCAATTTCATTCCCCTAGGGTTTTATTATAAATATATCAGGATTTTTGTTCCTTTAAATTATTTTCATCTAGTAACGATTCGCCTTTTTTAGCACTCTCAAATACTAACTTTTTAGTATTCATAGGAATTTTACTTAGCATTGATTCTAGTGCTAAAGGTGAACCACCTTTAAAATTATTTTTAAGGGAATTTGATGCATTATAGTCATTTTTCATACCTTTAGCACCTAATCTATCCTTACCAAAATTATCATCTTGAGTGTTTCTCTTAGATGCTTTTTCTTTAGGACGACCTAATTTAGGATCGATTGTACCTTCATCATATCCTGGGGGAACATTTGCTGGGTCTGAATCATATCTACCCTTACCATACATAGAAGCAAGATCGTGAGGGGTACCATATGATTTACCAGTTTCCAGAGGATCATTACCTTCATTTTCAATTTGAGATAAACGGAATTGACGTTTAGTATCTTCAAAGATAAGATCTCTGTACTCATCGTATTCGTTTTCACTAAATCTAAAGATATTATCATAGATCCAATCTGTTGGTAATAACTTAGTTTCCATTAATTGTTGAGCTAAGTCTACTTTTTCTTTCATCAATGCAATACGTTCTTGGTCGTAGATAATTGATGGGGTAGTTAAACTTAATTCAAAATTTGATAATTGTTCTCCAGTGTATCCTTGAGTATACAAGTGAACAGTTGCTATCTTATATAATTCTGAAACTACAATGCGTTGAATACGGTCAATTGTGCGACCAAAACGAATATCCTCAGCTGCTAGTGTAGCTTTACCATCAGTAGTTTCATCATATCCCAAAAATGCTTTAGGTACTTTAAGAGCAGCAAATAATTTATCTCTTAAATATTCAACATCCTGAATACCATCATAGTTCAAACCTGGTGTTGTATCAATCTTAGTTGCTGAATCATTTCCACGAACTGGGATGAAGAAATCTTCAAGCATGTTCTGCATGTTAAATCTAAGGTTGTAATCTCCGGTCTGTTGGTCAATATATGGAGTACGTTTCATTTTAGAAACTGTTTTTTCCATAAATGCATCTACCTCATTTGGTGGGATACCTCCAACATTAATATAATAAACACGTTTTTCGGGGGCACGGACAATTCTATGAACTAACATAGCATCCTCCATCAAGATATATTGCTTAAATAATTTACGAGCTGGTTCAATGTAGGAACGACCATAAGGGAGGTAATTAGCATCTGTTAATAGACGGAAATGAGCCATTTCGTAATTATCAAAAATTACATAATTTCCAGCTCCAGTTTTACCAGCACCACCCATTAAACCACCAAAGTAACCCCCGTAAGAGCTTTCTCCAGCTAAACCATCGGGGTCAAATTGGAATTTTACTTCACTAGGATTTTCAGGGTTAGTTCCTTCTAATCTTGTGATATTATATGCTGTGTAAGGAATAACATTATAAACACCATACTTTTCAGCAATTTCTAATTTTAGGAAGAAATCACCATACTTACACATCTGTCTAACCCACATCCATAAATTAAATTCTACATTTAAAACATCATAGAATAAGTTATAGAGGATTTTTTGAATATCTTCATCAGTAGATTTAATACGAAGTACTTCATTCATGTCATCTTTTAAAGTACTTTCATCAGCAATAATGTCAAGAGCTGAAGCGATAATAGCATCTGTATCCATCGCTTCATAATCACTATAAAGTTGAACTCTTAATGTTTGGTAATTAAGGTTAGGGTTAAAAATTGGTGCTGCCCCTGTTGTGTAAAGTCTAGAAAACCTGTCAACCAATGAATTAGTTTCAATTTTACCAGTCTGTTGAATTGAATTAGTATCAATTACTTTAAGTTGATTACCCCCTATATTTCGAATGATAACATCCGTAGAAAATAATCTTTTAAGTCTTGTAAATACGCTAGTATCCGCCATTGGTGTGTTTTGTTATTATTATAAATATTATAAAAGCCAGCTAATGTCCTCTTTGCCGCCGTAAGGATTGTCTATCTTGTATGGATTTTTAAAATCATTACGAGAATATACACCAGTATAGTTGGTAGTTGTTTTACTCATAGCATTTAATGAGGCTTTTGTTAAATCAATCCCTTGCTGTCTAAATTTAAAAGCTGTATCTCTCATAAACATAGCAATAGAAAATGCCATAACCAAATCATCGTTATACCCCATTTGAGACTCAGCCCTTCCATTCTTCCAAATAAATACTTTCATTTCTCCTATTAATCTTTTGGATTGTATTGTAACTCCTTTATCACTAATGTATTCTTGAAATTTACCAATAGCCATTGGTCGTGTTCTTGAAGACATTGTAAAACCAGGAGTCATTCTACTTGTATCCATGTAAGAGTCAAAGTACGAATCAGATGTTATTTCTCCACTCTTAGGTGAGTAATATAGGTTAGGATAATTTCTATCAATAGCTACTTGAATACTTGCCCACCCAATATTAGCATTTTCAA